TCCAACGCGGCCGCGAGGAATATCTGCAAGACGTGGAGCTGTGGAAAGCCTGCAATGAAGCTAATAATTGGCCGCAATTCAGCGGCGAAATTATGGAATTGAAACTTAAATAATATGACAACCGAAATAACAACCACCACTACAGAACAGCAGGAAACTTTTAGCCTGCAAGCCTTTGACCACGCGCAGCGCGTAGCTAAAGCACTCTCATCCTCTACCATGATTCCGAAGGATTACCAAAACAACATACCAAACACGTTGGTAGCGTTGGAAATGGCGCACAGAATCGGCGCCTCTCCGCTTATGGTTATGCAAAATCTTCACATAATTCAAGGCCGTCCGTCGTGGTCGTCCGCGTTTATAATTGCGGCGCTTAACAGCTCGGGCCGATTCACTGCCTTAAAATTTAAGGCCACTGCCACAGCGTGCCAAGCCTACGCAACCGAAAAAGCCACAGGCGAACTATTGGAAGGCCCTACGATTACGATTGAAATGGCAAACGCTGAAGGATGGACAAATAAACAGGGTAGCAAATGGAAAACAATGCCCGAGCTTATGTTGCGTTATCGTGCGGCGGCTTTCTTTGGCCGATTATATGCGCCCGAGATAATGATGGGGATGCACGCCGTTGAGGAAATACAAGACGTTACCGAGAAACCCGAAGGCATAGCTAAGCTTACGGAAGCGGTAAAAAAGTAATATCCTTACTTCCTATAAGTGTATAAGTAAAGCGGTCGCCGTAAATGGTGGCCGCTTTTTCTATGATTTCCATAAACTCGTTAAAATCCTGCTCAGCTTTAAACACTTGGCACCCTTCACTCCAATTCTCAACGTAGGTGCTGTTCTTGCCTGCCTTATGAATATTAACTCCAGCGTTCCAAACTTCCTGCTCCTGAACCAAATCAAACTCTAAATCTCTATCGCCATCGCGGTAACCACGCAGCGCGCCGCATTGCCTAAGCGCTTTATATTTCCCCTGATGCAATCCAATTTCATGTGATCCTCGATACTGCCCTTCTTTTAAAATGAACACGCCGCCTTTGGCTTTGCCTTCGAGCATGCCCTTTTCCCCCGGCTCAGTGGTAGCCGAAAATATTTGATAGCACCATTTGCCTTTCTCTTTCCAGCTGACTGTTATCCAGTCGTCAAATAGATTGGTTACCTTGCTACCTGTGGCGCTGTTGCGTATGCCTACAATATTAACATTGTAGTCGCCATTCTCGAACCACTTATACCCCAACCGTTTAACGGCTGCCTCCACCTCACTGCGCCGCGGTGTCCTCATAGAAGAAGTTAGTTAGAAACTTACCGATTACCCCCGTTACTTGAATACCTATAGCTAGCGTTGGGTGCGTGATATTTAACGCTGCCAATGTGGTAGACAACAGTAATAACCCGTCGCCTATTTTGCGCCACTTAGCAGGCGTAGGCTTGGCGTAACCCTTAACGCTTGCCTTGGCCTTGGTATGGTTTGCTTGATTCATGTTTGTTGCGGTGTTTTTTATGTCGTCCTAATTTCTTGCGCGGCTTAGCCCTAAACGTACTAGTTACAGATTTACTTGCCTTTGCCATTTAATTGCTTGATTTTACGTGCGTAATATATTATCGCAAACAATCCCGATACTATGCCGACAATTGCAAGGACAAACGCTGCTACTGGCTGCCAAGTTTGGCTGAAATGTATTATTGTAGCACTAATTCTGCAAACTGATAATCTACCCAATTTTGCGTTACATCATTAGGGCTTATGGGTATGCCATAGTAAGTATCTACGCTCTCACGGGCTGCGATTGCGTCTTGTTCTGTAGTGTATTGGTAGCCGTTAATAGATGCCATAATAGGAGTTTATGTTGTTATTTATTCCTGTTCTATTTGCTGATTCGTTTGAATTATATATAATAAATTCTTGTGAATTTAAAGAAAGATAATCACCAACACTATTGCCTGAATTAGCACTTGCAGAAATTATTAAATTATTAACAGCCCCAGATGTATTTACCATTGTTCCATTAATTGAATTGCTATTAGATACATCCGCAAAATTCAAAAGCGAAGATGTTGCATAGGCATTTAATAATTTTTGGTTTAAATTATCAACACCACCAGATACAATATTCACGCCAGGTTGTGTAATCCCCAATTTTGACCCCGTAGATGACCCAATATGCCATAATATATTTCCTGAAGATGCGCCAACCATCCCAAAGTAACTTCTGTAATTAACTTGATTTGAATTAACTTTTGTAACCATATAGATATCGTGTAGAAATCTATAATCTCCTATATTCGATTGTAAAAAATCATTACTTCCATCTGATTGAATGCAAGGTTTAGAATTTTGCAAAATCACACTCCCACTGCTAACGATTTGCGGCTGATTTGCTGCGGTAGTTTGCGTTGCATTTCGTGCGTTTCCGCTTTGGTCATACCAAGTTGTAACAAAACCATTCCCACTACCACAAAAAGTGTATAAGCACTTCGTAATTTTCTCAATGAATAAGCAGCCGCAGCATTTGGGTAATCATCTAAAATTAATGGGTTAACATCAATACTACCTATCAACCCTAATTTTGTCGGTAATTGCCCTTGAAACAGTTTATCTCCAAATCCCCGAAATTGTCCGAAATCTGCCATTAATAATCCCCTTTAATTGCAAAAATATTTACTCCGTCAGTAACTGCTACCGTAATTCCAACCAAAACTTTTTGACCGCTTTTTAATTGTAGGTCGCTATATGCCGTTACCTGTCTTTGTGAGGTTGTTGTTGTACTTGCAGTAATAGCAGGAAGTGCAATCTCATCGTACAACTTCGGGCTTGTTCCGCTTGTATTGGTGATAAAAATCAACACCGAAGTAGCAGAATTACTCCCTGCAACCTTAGCCCCTATTTGTGTAATTTTAGTTCCATCTGTCGCAGCGGTGAGCAACTCTACAAGATTAGTAGTAGTCGCTCCTGTTCTATCTGTCGTTGCAGCCGTTACCGTTACTATTTTAGTTTCAGGTACAAGTGCGAAAATTGGTGATGTATTTGCAGCCATTATTAGTAATTATAGAATAAATATAAATCCCCACCCGTTGATGGAGGAATGTTTAAGTTTGTTAGGTTAGAACCATCTACAGCAGGAAGTTTTGCAGATGCATCCAATTGCACTAACTTCGATGCAGCGTTAAACGTGTTGCCTTGTAAAGTCACATTAGCAGACAATCGAGCATCGTTTAAAGTACCGCTTGAAATGTTGTTTGCGTTGGTTGTGTCTACATCTAACACATTCCCCAACCCTACTTGCGATTTTGTAACGCTATGAGGATTAGATGTGTTGCTAATATGCGAAGTTAGTGTCGATAAATTAGCGGTAATCTGTGCTTGAAGTTTACCAAACGCCACCAATACGCTATCAGTCGCAGAAATTATTGCGTTGGTTGCTGTGCTTAATCCCGTTAGCAATAAATCTCTAACTCTTGTAGCCGTGAAATATTGGTTTGTTGTTCCCTCAGTTATGTCGTCTGTGTCTAACACAACCGCTCCAGTTTGTCCGTTAACCGATAACACGTTGCCACTGGCTGCGATGGTTATGGTTTGTAGTGTGTCATTATAAATAAACGACACGTTAGAACCTGCAACTAATGCGGCTTTAACCTTTGTATAAACGCGTGTATTGGTGAAATACAAAGCCGTTGGATTTTCAGGAATTTCGCTAGTGTCAAGCGTCACATTCCCACTCTGCCCGTTCACTGTATCCACTCCACCTGCTGGACCGCTAGGCCCTTCGATACCAAATAAAATTCCACGATCTATAACCGTAGTTACGACGTAATTACTAGCTGGGAAAATAACCACTACCGACGTAGCTGGTGCATCGTCTACCGTTACATTTGTCGCCCCTGGTATGGTTACTATTACGTCAGCCATTATAAGCTCTTAGTTACAGCGTTAACGAATTGAACGATATTATCTTTATAAATCACGTGCTTGCCACTTGGATAGTTGGAATCGGTAAACACCTTTGTAATTTCCATGCTTAACATGCCAGCTTCCCACGTCTTAGTAATTGCGCGCGTCAATTTAACGCTGCACTGGTTAGCATCGCCTGTCACGGCGTAAACCGTGCCGCTAGTTTTCTTAAAAGAAACCACCATGTCGGTAAATATGTCGTCCACCAAATCAATAACGATGGTTATATCTTCACCCGTGTATAATGCTGCGGCCATATTATTACAAATATAACCACCTCAATAATAAACTTAGTTAACAACTACACTTTTGCAACGATAAACCACTTATTCCCGTCACTCATAACTGTTTTAGATTCATACTTACTGCCCAGCGTTGTAGTTGTTCCGTCGTTTATTAGGAAAGTTCCTGCGTCAATAGTAACTGTATGGTTTGTGTTTGTCTTTATAAATATATATTTTTTACCGCGTGATTCGTCAGCATCGGGTAAATTTACTACCACGTTGCCGTCCTGAGAATCGCAAATAACAAGCTCGTAACCATTCGTAAGCGTATGCGTCCCAACTGTGTAACTGATTGGTGCGCCATGTTCCTGCAGGTGCCAAACAACTTGCTCGGTGCTGTCGTCATATCTTAACTGCGTTTCCCATATTATATTCTGCGTTGGCTGCGCTGTTGGTGCGCCGTCGGCTTCGTTAACCAGGTATTCCAAAAACGTTGCAGGTTGGTGGCTTATTGCAGATTGATAATTGTTTACTTGGGTTTCAATCAAATTTACACGATCGCGCAAAATATCGCCCTGCTCGTTACTGATTCTCAAGCCCTCGCCTGTCGTTGTGGTATTGGTGTACACCGGAGCCACTCCTAACCATTCGCCCTCCCACGTGTCAAACCTTGGGTTAAACGATACGCCGTTTAAAACCCAAACATAGTTATCAAAATACAAGGATTTCATTAGATGGTAGCTACCTGAATCTATCCAGGTACCTCGAACCACGGGCATGAAGTCCGCATATAAGGACGACAATCCCACGCCTAACATTTTAGTGACGGTGCCTTTCGTTACCGAATCCCAACCGCCATAGAACTCATCCGCAATAACGTACTTAGTCCCATCGTTAGCCCATATATTACCTATTCCATATTTGTTGCCGCTGTAATAGTACTTAGGATTAATCTGCACTTGTGTGCTGTTTACTGAATTACTAGTGTTGGGTGTGAAATCCTCGGAAATATCCCAAACAAAATCAGGATTTTGATAGTCGCTAGTTTCAGCAAATGCCACCTGAATACTGCCCCAATAACTTACGTTAAACGCCGCAGGTGTACTCCATGTGCTTGTCTGTTTTGCAGGACGCAATAACTTGGGTAAGTTGTTTTGATACAGCAAGCTTATTAACGTCTGCACGCTGTCAATTTTAACCTTCAAAATATTAAATCCTGCTGGAGGGGTGGTGCATTGCATCTCAAACTTATACGTCACCCAACTGCCTTGCATTTGCGTAACTCTAACTTTCTCTACTCCATTCGGTACGCTAGTCGCTGTTATCCAGTACCCGTCACCGTTCAATATTTTAATACCGCCCAATCCATCTTCAAGCCATATCTTTAATTTATATTCATAATCTACGCGAGCATCATTCTGCACCGCTGGAAAGTTCGATTTAACAACTACCTTGATTTTCAAGGGTGCCGCGTCGGGCGTGCTGCCTGTTGGAATTTCTGTAAACTCTGCCTCTAGTGCTGACGTGCTTTTGTTTGGCCGTGTCCGAAATACTGTTGCGGCATTTATGCGCTCGGTGTCAACAGTTAACAATTTAACAGCAGGCTGGTAGTACAATGACGGCTTAGCTGCCCATTGCGGCCGCGCTGGTAGCGTTCCAAGTTGCTGCCTATGCGTAAGCGTTCCGGTGCCTTGGTAATTAGCTGTGTAATTATAGCGGCGATACGGAAGCGTTACATCCTTATAGCTCGAAGCATCGTAAAACCAATAGCCACCTTCGGCATGAATAAAACGACAACCGAAAATCTGCATCACCTGCTCTAAGGCTTCTTTGCAGGTTATCATGTTCAAATCGTAATACCAGTTAGCCGCTAGGTCGATTGCCTTCACGTCTTGAAATGGATCGTAATCCTCAAGGAAAGTGTTAATATTAACTCGCAACATATCAAACCCCTTGCGTGTTGCATCGGCTGCATACATGCTCATTGCATCAAATAAATAATAATCTGATTTTCCTAAGTACGGCCAATAATCGTGCAGGTCCAATTCGTGTAGGCAATTTCTTACCAATACGTTTACCTGAATATTGTCCGAACTAAACCAACTAGCCTTAACGTTATAACCGTCTAACAACTCCAAGCCATCCACGGCCGTTAGTTTAATAATCGGCTTGCTGTCCAACGATTCGCGTAGTCGCGTCATTTGGTCGGCAATGATACGGCCCACAAAAAACAAATCACTACCACGCCAAACAACCATTGTCCAGTAGGTTTCTGCTTCCGTCTGCAATGATAGGAAATCCGATAACACCGTACTATTTGGCATAACAAATTCAGCGGTTATACGGCTAGCCAATACCTGAGAATCCCACCACTTATTACCTTCGCCGTCACGCTCTAAACTAAATCCATCAGTTGCTAATTTTAGTTCAGTTCCTGCCGTTGTGCTGCCCGTTGGCGCGTCGTGTATCTCAACCTTATAGGTGACGTTATTAATGCTTTTAAAGCTTCCGTAATATTTGCGTGCCATTATCCCCTTGAGTAATCGTTGTTATGTCTATTTAAAACTATCGCCAAATCTCGGCCGCTAATATGCGTGCTGGCTATAAATCCGCCATCGCCTCCGCTTGGTGTTATTAGATCGCGTAATTTATCCAGCGGCGCAATTACTTCCGGGTTACTTCTCGCGCCTGGGTATTCTCCCATAAGTCCGAGCGTTGGTCCGTAAACGATACCACCATCGGCAAATTTCTCAAACTCAGGTCCTTTCTTCAATTGTGCTGTAATTATCGCGGAACCTGCAACCAACGCAACACCTGCCGCAGCGGCTGCCATAGGGTTTGCCAGAATTAATTTTTGGAATGCATCCGAAGCAATTGCCGTGGTAATTAATGCCGAACCAAAAGCCTTCATAAATTGAGCAATCGAAGCTAGTGCGGCCTTACCAAATTTTTGAAATGCCTCTTCCTCTCCTGCTATCATTTCGCCAACGGCTGTTCCTAAATTAACTAAAGTATCCTCAATTAATGTTTCAAACGCTTGGTTTATTTGGTTGCGCATGTTTTCCAAATCCGTAATAAAGGAGCTGTATTTTGTTTCGGTTTGAATATTTAAAACAATAGGCTTTTTATTTATCTCTTTTTCAACCTGTGTCATTGCTGAGGTTATTTGTAACCCCATGCTCCGCACTGATTCGGGCTTTAATGGTGTACTGCTTGCCGCTTTCCCAAATCCATCAATGACCGCGCTATATGCTTTAATACCAAATTTTTGGTAGATGCTTGCGGCAAATTCTACCATACTAGCAAAATCAGCCTTTTGTTTTTCTATGGCAGCCTTCTGTATTTCCTCGCGTTTCTTGTTCGCCTCTACAATATTCTCAGTGATTAAATCCTCTTTACGCTTAGATAAATTAATAATATTGCTATTAAGTTCTATCCATCTATCAGAGTATTTTTTCTCCTCTCCAAGTTGCTTAGTCCGTGATGCGATCGTGTCCTCTATGGCTTTTATCTCAGCGTCACGAAGCGCCTTATCCGTTAACCCTTTACGCTTAGCGTTGGTTATTTGTCGATTGATTATTTCGTCATCAAATGCCCGTATGGCGTCGCCAGTTTCCTTGGCTTTCTTTTTCTGTAATTCGTAAAATTCGTCTGTGTATTTTGAAGCGTACTGGGTTTCCTTGCTTATCTTATTAAATATATATGCAATAGCCGCAATACCTGCAATGACTGCACCAGCGGCGGTAGCTACCAATGCAGCATTATAAGCACGGGCGGCAAGTGTGGCCTGCCCCATTACAAACGTTTCAACTTTTTGAGCGGCTGTTTTTACCCCCACTACTAGCGCGCTCTCGGCCTGCAATGCGTTCTGTATTGTTTGCAAGGAATTTAACAACACCATAACTCCCTGAAGCTTAGCCATGGTTTTCTGCAAATCCTCGGATTCAATACCAAGGGCTGCCATTGAACCCTCGACAACTCCAAACCCTGCGGCCATTGCTTGCGCTCCACCAATTAACGCGTCAAGTTGTCGCGTGTCGCTGGCAAAATATCCAATCTCAGCGCGCATGTCGCCGATATCGTCCTGCATTTTACCAGCTGCGCGAGTAAATTGGTCAGCCATTGCCGCAAACTCCGGCCCCATTGCACGGGCTTCGATTGCCATAGTTTGCAATTGCTTTACAACTCTAGCCGTCGGCTTGCTATTCGCTAGCGTGTTTAATCGGTCTTGAATATCTTTAGCGGCCTTTGCTACATCGGCCGTCATCTCCTTGCCGCCATCGGCAATTAGTTTAATCGCTTTGCCCCACCCTTTTTCAAGTTCGGTAATATCCGCTCCAATAGCTACGTTTAACCTGCTCATCGTGTGTAATTAATTAAATAGTCCTGCGATATCTGATAAACCCCTGCAAAATCCGCTTCGTCGTCCGTCAATTCTTGCTGTCCATCAAACTCAATCGTTTGCGTTTTAACCGTATTGAATGTGCCTGGTAGTGTCACCGCCTCAAACGCCGTGCGAACTGCATCCGCCACTTGGCTACACTGCTGATAAGTCGGCGCAAATATACTTACCTGCACGCGCGCAAAATCTGTGCGGCTGTGGCCTGACTTGGTAGGCGTTGGAATTATGCTCACTAGGTTGTAAGCTATCGCAGGAAACGCGCTGCCTTGCGGTATGCGTAGCGGATTTATCCGCGTGCTTACCAGCGTGGTCAATGCTGCGTTATTTGCTAAAATATTATAGGCTACTTTTACGGCGCTCATGCTGTTGGTATTGGTGTTAACTTCTCAAAGATACTCCGATATTTTTCAACCTCTTCGATTATTGTTAACTCCTTACGCTCCCAATCGAATGTAATTAATTTCTTCGGATCAATTGGCCGCTTGCTGTGCGGCGATAATAATACTGAAGTTTGCCATCTACAGCGCTCCCAATCGTTGCGGTATTGCTGCATCTGTGCTTCGCGCATCCCGTGCAATCGGATTCGGAAATATCTTGGCGTGCATCGTTTAAAATCGTTTTCATTCATGCACATCTCGCCAAACGCTATGCGCTCAATTATTAACCAAGTCAGCGGCGCGCCTTCGCCCTTGGCTTTTACTTTCCCCCGGCTTCGTCCGATTTAAAAAATTCGCTCGCGCCTTCACTAAAACCTGTAATCGCTGGAAGCAAATCGGTAAATCGCTGCACCTGTCTGCCGATATCAGCTAATAATAAAAACGGCTTAGGCTGTCCGTTGCATTCTGCCGCCTCGTTAATACCATGGTAAGCGCATAACAATCCGAAATCTAGCTGCTTTAATAGGTCGCCACTTGTCTGCAACTCCGCAAATGTTTCCATCCCAGCGTCCACCATAATTGCCTTTAAGCTGTTCATGTTAAACGTCATCGGGTAAATCTTATCTTTTAGTTTAATTTCCATGTTGCAAATATAACACAAAAGCCCGCTTTTTAGGCGGGCAAATGCTCATTATGAAAACCAACCAAAATTAGATTGTGCCTACTGTCAACGCTCCAGTTCCTTGAATGGTGGCTGTGAACGTCGCTTTGTCGTTGTTTGGAGCGGTTAAATTCAAGTTACTGAAATAAGCGCTGCCGCTCAATTTAATGTCACCAGTTACGTTGGAAGTCATTACGATAGTAACGGAAGTACCTGCAGTTAGGTCGGTGATTACGTCCTTCCAAGACAATGCACCGGCACCAACTGAGCCGTCCTCTTCAAAAATACCTTCCACGCTCATAGTGTAGCCTTTTTCTCCAACGATAAACTCCTTCCAGCCTGCGCTGTCTTTGTTGGTTACGTCTATCATATCCGAAGTAATATCGAAGCTGTTAGAAGTGGCGTTTGCGATTTTGGTAAGTGTGCCTGATATATCCTTGTAGATTGCTATCAGCGTGCCGTTTACTGGTCCTGTAGTTGCCATGATTATTTTAAATTATATTTTTGCGCTAATTTAGTTACTTTTTCGGTGATTCCTTTTTTCAACCCGTTAACAATCGCCTGTCTGTTTTTATCCAACGCAGGCCGCATAAATGGTTTGGGCGTCAATTCCCCCGTATATCTGCCCGAAGTTTTTTGTATCCGTGGCTCGGTGCCATACTCAAACATCACGCCAAGGTAATGGTTATAATAGTTTTTACGCAAACCAATTAATACAGTGTTTTTAAACTTGCTATCCTTGGACGTTATAAATCCAATCGAATCGCGCATGTCGCCGCTTTCCACAGGGGCCAATGCCTTTGCGTCATCAATAACGCGCTGGCCTTCTTTTTTTAACGTGTCTTGAAATTGAAACTCAGCGCCTGCCTTACGCAGGTCGTCAATCAATTTTGCCAAGCCCTTAACCTCATTCACTTAGTTCAGTTTGTATTTTTAAATACATGCGGCGCTGTAATTCCTGCAGATTCAGAATATTAAAATAACGGTTATTCCAGCTCACGCGGTGCTTCACATCTATAGCCGCGTCATATCTAACAGTAAAGTCAACAATTTGTTTGTGTTCGCGCTTATCTCCGTTTACCTGTTCTAATCCTACAGGAGCCTCGGTTACTTTAGCCCAAGCAGTGCCGTAAGTTGTCCACGTCTGTAGTTTTTCTCCTGTGTTGCTGTCCGTTGTAGTTGTGTAACTCTGCAACGTGATAAGTTCGTCAAAAGCGCCTGCATTCATATAAATTGAATTGCTCTATAGGGTTGTAGTAAAAATTCAATACCGTACTCCATAGCCGAATTTTGGCTAGTATTAGCGGTTGCCTGCCTATTATCATACATTTGCCCCACTAGTAGCAACGCGGCAAACTTAATCGCTTGCGGAAACAATAGGCCCGCATCCACCTGCGTGGCTGTGGCAAGTTCAAAACCCTCAGTAACCGTTACCAGGTATTTCGTTACGTCATCGGTTGTGCTGCTTGGGGCGCTTGTTATAAATATGGTGCGGCCGTAAGTACCCAACGGCTGAGGCGATACAATATAATCCGTAAACGCCTGCGCTGTGTTGTTGTCATCCACATATTGAACAGAATCTAAACTAATTACACGGGAAGGAATACGCAATAATGCCTTGCGGACGCTGTAGCCTAAATGCTGGCCGCACATATCCAAGGCCATCGAAATAAGATTGCTGATATATGTATCGTCCGCCGTGGAAGTTACGCGCAAATGCTGCTTAGCTTCCGAAAGTGAAACGTAATCCGTGGCCGCTTGGCTGTAACTTATTATGCGTTTTCCGGTTATCATCAGTCGCCCTCTTCGGGGTTAATTGGTTTTACTTTTTTTGGTTTGGCCTCTTCTATTACCGCCTCGGCATCGCCTACCTCGATTAATAGCTCGGCCTGTTTCTGTTCTAATTCCACAACCTCCCCGGCATTGTAGGACAAATTCCATTTGCCTGTCGGGTTAATCAAAAATTTAACTTTCATAATTAGCGGACGTAGGCGACAATTAAGCACCTACGCCCCACGCGGATAACGAGCCGCGCCCCGTTATAATTAGGCTACAATGTCCTTACAAACTGCAAACGCAGCAGGCTGCAACAAGTTGCAATCCATGTAAGCATTTAACACTACGTTAGTCAATCCAGCAGTTGCACCGCTATAAGGATCAACAGTCAACTCCATACCACCCCAAGAAGCTAAAGCCATCTTAGAGAAATCTCCAAAAATAGCAGCGCTCAAAGTGCTTGAAGTACCTTTGCTTAAGTTGCTAGGAACCAAGGTAGAAACAGCCACAGGGTAACCGTTCAACTCAGAACCGCCAGCAGGCCAAATGAAGTTCCCTTCTACGCCGCTTGATTGACGTGGGGTTGTCTGCAATTTAGCCTTGACCAATGGGTTAGTCAAATAAGCAACTCCATCGCCGTTGGCGTTTTCTACAGCCTTCATCAAGTTTACAACGTCAGCCCAAACAGGTGCAGCACCGTTGGCGTTTGTTGAATTTGAAGTTGCACCACCTGCATAAACTACGTTCACGCTGCTGTTAGCGATAATAC